TTGCATGAAAGTTGATAAAACAAAATCTCCAGCAATTATAGTTGTTCTAGGTGAAGGCAATAAAAAAGTTAGGCTGGCCGTGGTAGAATTAGACGAACTAGAAAGGTTAATAAATAATGAGTAGTGACACTACACTAGAGTTGGTTAATCAGGTTGCTGAGTTTACAGAGATATCAGATTTCATGGATGATGATCAACTAACTGAAACATTGGGGCTTGTTGTTAAACTTATGTTGAATCCAGATGTACCTCCATCAAAAGCCACATTGCTTATTGTTCAACTAGAATCATATGCTGCTAAATTTGCAATGCTTGCATCTTATTATACAAATGTTAAGAAAGATGATAGGGCTAAAAAGAATCTTTATTTTTCTGCTAAAGAGGCTACACAAAGATTATGCGACAGTATGAAGTATGCTGCAAAGGCAGGTACATTCTATGGCTAAGAATTTTATGAAACAGATTCTTGATAAAAGACCAGAAGATAGAATTAATACAAAAGATTTGATTAGTAAAATAGAATCTGGATACACTGTAAATAGAAAAACTGAGTTTAAAACTAAAAAAAGTTTTAGTCCATCTACATTAGTATATGGAAGTGGGGCTTGCCCACGATATTGGTTTTTGGCCTTTAGTGGTGCTGAATTTGACGATGATGCTGATGCATACGCAGTTGCAAATATGAACAGTGGTACTCAAAGTCACGAAAGAATTCAGAAGGCTATTGAAGATGCTGGAATCATGGTAGAAAAAGAAAAAAAGATTATTACACAAGATCCACCAATATTTGGATTTGCAGACGCTATTATTCAGTGGGGCGAAGAGCAGCCAGTAGTTGAAATTAAGACAATGCGTGAAGAAGCATTTGCATATAGAAAACATGCAAAACCACCTTCATACCATGTTATGCAACTTATTATTTATATGAAGGTCTTAGGTAAAAAACTAGGAATTCTTCTTTATGAAAATAAGAATAGTCATGAACTTCATGCCATAACAGTAGAGCCTACTAAGGAATATATTGAGTGGGCTGATTATGCTTTTAGTTGGATGCAAAATGTGCGTGCTAGATGGGAATTAAAAGAAATTCCTAAAAAGCCATATAGGTCTAACTCGAAAGTATGTAAGTCATGTCCATTACAAAGGGCATGTGCAGATGCACCTACTGGAACAAACAAGATAGATCCGTTGGAGTATTTAGAGTGACAAAATTTTGTCAATGGTGTGATGATCCATTTGAAAGTGATGCAAAAAATCAAATTTATTGCTCTGTAGAGTGTAGAAATGGTGCAACAAAGGAAAAAATAATGGCAAGATACAAAACATCAAAAATTAAATCAAGAAAAAATAAAGAAAGAAGATGTGCTGGTGGATGCGGATCTTTACTAAGCATATACAATGATTCTTTATTTTGTAGCAATTGCCACATATCTGATAAAAAATTAGATAAGGCTTTAAAAGAAATAAAGGGGTTATCAAATGACAGCCAATAAAATAAAAAATTTAATTTCAATTGACTCGTCTACTAACTCCATAGCATTTGCACATTTTATAGATCTTGATTTATATAAATATGGAAAAATTACATTCTCTGGCCAAAATGCATATTATAAAACTGGAGATGCATGTAAAAAAATAAATGCCTATGCAAAATTACATAAGATAGAGAATGTGATTATTGAGTCAGCAATATATGCAAATAGTCCAAAAACGGCAATACAACTTTCTCTTGTTCAAGGTGCAATATTGGGATCTCTATCTTTAAATGGAGCAAAAAAAATTACACCAGTATCACCAATACAATGGCAAAATTGGATAGGAAATAAAAGACTTACACAACAAGAAAAAGAAACAATTGTTAAAAATAATCCAAATAAATCAAATTCCTGGTATAAATCCCAGGAAAGACTTTTTAGAAAACAAAGGACAATTAACTTAGTTAATAATAAATTTAATATAAAGGTAACAGATGACGATGTTGCTGACTCAATAGCAATTGGATGGTTTGCCTGTAACAATTGGTCAAAACTAAATGGATCTTGACACAAAGGATCGTGTTGGTGTAAAATGAAACTTTATCAAAACAAAAACTGGTTACAAAAAAGATATATTCTTGATAAGAGAAAGCCAGAAGATATAGCAAAAGAATGTAATGTTTCAACAGAAACTATTTATCTATGGTTAGAAAAACACGGTATAAGGAAGAAGAGAAATTAATGTCAGATATGGTCAATCATCCAGTTCATTATACGACTGATCCAAGCGGGGTTGAGTGCATTGATATAACCAGACATAGAAACTTTAACATTGGTAATGCTATAAAATACCTTTGGAGGGCAGGAATTAAGGATGAAGCAAAGCATATTGAGGATTTGAAAAAAGCAATCTTTTATATAAATGACGAAATTAAAAGGCTGGAGTCACTTAATGCCAAGAAAAAAGACTTATAAGAATAATGATCCATTTATTAGATCACCAGAAATAATGGTCGGCAACATAAAAGTAGTTCGTGGTGATATAATAAAAATTAAAGGAATATATGGAACAAAGTTTAAGTTTTTGGAATATGTTATAAATCCAAAAAATAATGCTGAATGGATAGACTGTATTCAATTAGAAAAAGGAATTTCATGTGGCATGAGGTGCTTTCGTCCAGATAGAATAAAATTGATACCTAAGAAAAGAGGAACTCGTGTCAATAGAACAAGATCTAGTAAAACATCTTGATCAAATAAATCTTGTTGCATCAGAATATTTAAAAGGACTTAATGAAACAGAGATATCAAAAGAACTTGATATTCCTAGAGCAAAAGTAGTTAAATATTTAGATGAGTGGCGAAATATGGCTGCTAGCAATAAGGCTATTCATGCAAGAGCCAAAGAAGCCCTTGCTGGAATGGATAAACACTATTCCTCTCTGATACAAAAGGCTTACGAGGTTGTTGATGAAGCAACATTAAATTCCAATCTTGGAGCAAAAACTACTGCAATTAAACTTATTGCAGATATTGAAGCAAAAAGATTAGAAATGTTGCATCGTGCAGGTCTTCTTGATAATAAAGAAATAGCAGACGAGTTAGCAACGATGGAAGAAAAACATCAACTTTTGACCAATATTCTTAAAGAGGTTACTGCATCATGTGACAAGTGTAGGCCACAAGTAATGAGAAGGCTGTCTGCTGCTTCTGATGAGGTGATTTTAATTGACAGTTGATTTTTCAGATTTTTTAGATGCCTTAAATGATAACCCATTTGAAGAATATCCAGTAGATGTTAAAACATTTGTGACTGATAAAAAATTTCTTGGTCAACCAGAGTTATCTGATTATCAGTATAATTTAGTAGAATGCATGAGCCAAATATATAGATTAGAAGATCTAAAAAGATTTATGGAACATGGTGCTGCGGCACAGCATTTTAATAAGTATACTAAAAATGAAATTATTCAACAATTAGGCAAGGGTAGTGGAAAGGACCATACATCTACTATAGGTACTGCATATACTGTTTATAAACTATTATGCTTAAAAGATCCAGCAAGATATTATGGAAAGCCACCAAACGACGCCATTGATATTATTAATATTGCTATAAATGCACAGCAAGCAAAAAATGTATTTTACAAAGGCTTAAGAAATAAAATAGAAGGTTCTCAATGGTTTGCTGGTAAATATTATGCAAAAATGGATAATATAGAATTTAATAAATCTATAACTGTTTATTCTGGACACTCAGAAAGAGAAAGTCACGAAGGTCTTAATCTTTTCATGGCCATTCTTGATGAAATATCTGGTTTTGCATTAGAGTCGTCTACAGGAAATGATCAAGGAAAAACTGGAGACAACATATACAAAGCATTCCGTGGTTCAGTAGATTCTAGATTTCCAGATTATGGAAAAGTTGTATTGCTTTCATTTCCTAGATTCAAGGGTGATTTTATTACAAAAAGATATGAAGATGTTATTGCTGAAAAAGAAACAATACAAAGATCTCATACATTTATAATAAATCCAGATCTTCCAGAAAATGATACAGAGAATACATTTACTATAGAGTGGGAAGAAGATCACATACTTTCTTATAAAATTCCTAAGGTTTATGCATTAAAAAGACCTACATGGGAGATTAATCCAACTAGATCTATAGAAGATTTTAAATTTTCATTTTATACAGATCCAGGTGATGCATATATGAGATTTGCCTGTATGCCAGGTGAGTCATCAGATTCATTTTTTAAATCAAGAGATAAGATAGAGTTATGTTTAAGTATTAGAAATCCAATTGATAATTTTAGAAGGTGGGATCATTCATTTAAACCAGATCCAGATCATATATATTATGTTCATGCAGATTTAGCACAGAAGCACGATAAATGTGCGGTAGCAATAAGTCATGTTGATAAGTGGGTAAAGATGCAATCATTTAATGATTATGAGCAAATAGTCCCTTTTGTTGTAACTGATTGTGTAGCATGGTGGGAACCTAAAAAAGAGGGACCAGTAGATTTATCTGAGGTAAAAAATTGGATCTTTGATTTAAAAAGAAAAGGATTTAATATAGGATTAGTAACGTTTGATAGGTGGCAGTCATTTGATATACAAAGAGACTTAAGAGAATTAGGAATGAAAACGGAAACATTATCTGTTGCAAAAAAACATTATGAAGATTTATCAATGTTGATATACGAAGAAAGAGTTGCAGCACCTCATATTGAAATACTAAAAGACGAACTTTTAGAATTAAAAATAATGAGGAATAATAAGGTAGATCATCCAAGGAAGAAATCAAAAGACCTCGCAGATGCCTTCTGTGGGTCTGTATACAATGCAATATCACATACTCCAAGGCAAAGGGTTATGACTATAGAGGTTCGTTCATGGAAAGAAAATAGGCAAACCAGACTTGACAAAAAGCAAAATGATGCTGTAGAATTACACCAGAAGAAACCAGAGATGACTCCAGAGATCAGAGACTTTCTGGCAAATATGAAATTAATATAACGAGCGGCGGTAGCCTAGCCTGGTTTTGGCACCAGTCTTATAAACTGGGAATCGTGGGTTCAAATCCCACCCGCCGTACTTAACACATATTGGAGGATAAAATGACACAAGATGAAATTGATAAGTTAGAAAGAGATATGGCATCAGCATCTTCTGCAATTCGTAAAACAGTTGGTGGAAAGCCTGGTGAGGCAAGTGAAAAAAAGTATGGACAGGCTTATCAAGATCTAGTAAGGGCTGGCATTAGGCCACAATTGAGAAAAAAGTATAGATAGTGTAGTAAAATATTACTATGATCATTGATGATCAACACAGTGATGAAGACTTTGTTTCATTCCTAGTAAGAAATAATTTAGTTGAAAAAATATTTAATCCAGAAATAAATGATTTTGATTTTATCATTACGGAAAAATCTGATATATTCTTTCCAGAATTAGCAAATAAATTTTATAATGAGTTTCAAAATGAAGTTTTTTTATTATGGCAAAATGGATTATTAGATATATACTTTGATGATGATGGAAAACCTATGGTTTCAGTTAATCAAAATTCATTTGATTTTGAAAAAACTCAATATCTTGCATTAGAAACAATTGTAGTATTAAAACAAGTAATATCAGCCTTAACGTAAATTATGATATAATTTTTTTAAGGAGGCTTTTATTATGCCAGCAGGAAAAGGAAGATATACGATTGGTGCAAGAGGCACACATGGATGTTCTGGATATCCAGTAGTAGGTGGGGAAGGAAAAGTACATGGATGCCATAAGACTCGTGGAGCAGCAAGGGCACAGCAGGCTGCAATATATGCATCAGAAGGGCAGTCACAGAAGGCTTTAGAAATTCTTGAAGTTATCAAGTCAATGTCAGAAAACTGTAATTGTCCTGATCCAAATAATTGTACCTGTGATGATATGGAATCAGATACTGATAATGGAGTACACAAGTCTGAAAATGTAAATAAAGTGTGGACTGGTTCAATTGATCCAAGAAATGCAAGGAATAAGACATTCTGATGAAAGTCGGTGATATGGTATCTTGGAATTCTTCAGGTGGGAGAGCAACAGGAAAAATAGAACATATAATGAGACAGGGTACTTTAGGGATACCTAATTCTAAGTTTAGTATTAAGGCAGAACCAGATAATCCAGCAGTGCTCATTAGAATATATCGTGATGGAAAGCCAACAGAAACTCTTGTTGGTCATAAAGCAAGTACATTGACAGTACTATCTTCAAAGGTACAAAAAGCAGAAACATATAAGCCAACCTCTGGTATGCAGGCTGCTGCTCGCCGTGCTCTTAAGTGGAAAGAAGAAGGTAAGGCAACTGGGGCAGGTACACTAGTTGGTTGGGCTAGAGCAAACCAGTTAGCCAATGGAGAAGCATTAAGTCTAGATACAGTAAAAAGAATGTATTCCTTCTTTTCTCGTCATGAGGTAGACAAGAAGGGTAAGGATTTTTATAACACTTCAAATCCATCAAATGGTCGCATAATGTGGGATGCATGGGGAGGCGACGCTGGATTCTCTTGGTCAAGAAGAATTGTTGAGCGTGCCAACGTTAAAAAGGAAGTTATCTGGACAGATTCTGCATTTTCTTTTAATAAAAGTATTGACTAAATCATATCAAAATGATACAATTTTACTGTTCGATCCATATAACTGATTGGAGATAAAATGGATGAGACTACTAATTTACAGCCCATTCTGGATTACTATCGTACACGATGCCATAATACAGAATATGAGTATCTTGTTTACCAGCAAAAGGCGCAAGAAAAAATTGCAGAACTTGAGTCTGTCATTAGCACACTTACAGGGAATTCAGCAGAACCAGAGTCAGAACCAGAGTCAAAATCAAAAAAGTAAAAGTGATCTAGAAGAAAATGAGTTAGCAGTTGCCATGATTGGTGACAGGGGCTTTTGGGTAAAAGACAATAAGTTTATGACTGCGTTAATATTAGATGATGAATTAGATCCAAGTATGGCTGAAGAAATTGATGTATATAAAATACCTTCAGACCATCTTGGACATATGTTCAAAATATTAGATAAAATTTATGAGGAAGAATGATTATTGTAGTTGAGGGTAGTAAAACATTTAATAATTATGATATTTTTATGCGTGGCATGGGAGTAGCACTCAGCGATATTACAGATTCGAATATCTTTGTATTATCAATGGGTCCACATAAAATAAATAGTTTTACTGCATCATTTTGTAATTCATCAGAAAATTTCTTGAAACAAAAAGGTTATAAAATAAAGTTTAGTAAAATATCAAAGCAGTGGTTTACAGAAAATATTGATACTATAAATCATTTTGCTTATTTTTGTAATCCAAATGAAAAAAACTCATCCTCATTAGCGTTGGCAGAATTACAAGACATTGATGTAAAAATTTATAGGTACTAACTATTGATTTTTTTAGTTATATGTTATAGAATTCATACAACAACAACGACATTATGAGGTTATAAATTGAGTAATAAGCATAATGCATATTTGTCAGTAGCAAGATATCTTGCTAGTAAGTCAAGTGCTAGGATGAAGCATGGCGCAGTTGTTGTAAAGGGAGGTAGAGTGGTTGGAACTGGTTTTAATAAAAATAGAAACAGTCCACTTAATGTATCAGAGGATCACATTAAAACTCATTGCTCAGAACATGCTGAAGTTAGTGCAATCAAAGATGCTGACTTTAATGTAAAAAATGCAGTAATTTATGTAGCAAGGGTTAGTAAGCGTGGAGAAAATAGAAACTCAAAGCCTTGTGACATTTGCTTTAAAATTATTAAAGATAATGGAATAAAAAAAATAATATATACAGTGGAGAGTCATGAGTCTAGAAGCATGGTCGTGGATACTATTCGGTAGTTTCTTTTTACTTGCATTTTCTCAATATTATGCAGTAAACTCTAGGACAAGTCTTTCAATAATGATTCCAATTGCAATATTTTATATAGGAAAAATTGTTACGTTAGCAGCATTTGGGATAGTGAATAAGTTGCCTGGATTTATAGCAATAGCAATATTAGAAATATTTATCATAGTATTCTCATTTATAACAATAAGAAAGGAATCAAATGTTAGTAATTGATGAAGCAAAGATGACAGAGATTGTTAATAATAACGACAAACTCAGTTGGATTGGCTGGGACGTTGCCTTGGATCAGAAAAATCCAAATGGCTTTCATCGTAATGACGGAGTATTTAAGAACGGAAATTGGTACATTCGCAAGGTATTCCCACTTAATGAGAACGGATGGAACATACCAGATAATCTTGTGAGGTAGCATGTATAAGTGGTCTAAACATGCTAAATGTTTGAATATTGATACAGATTTCTTCTTTGATAAATATGAGGAAGAAATAAAGATAGCACAAGGAATTGATAAACTATGCACATCCTGTCCAGTTCAAAGGGATTGTCTTGCAACTGGAATAAGTAAACAGGAATGGGGAGTATGGGGTGGTGTCTATCTTGAATCTGGAAAAATTTCAAAAGAATTTAACAAGCATAAAGATAATCAAGATTGGTTTGATATCTGGTCATCTGTAACGATGGAGAAATAATGTATACAGATCAAATGCGTAGAGCAATTCATAATCTTCATAAGCCAGTAAATATAAAAATAGACATACTTGACAATGAAGATTTTTTAGTTATTAAAATAGATGAATATGATTTTATGAGATTGCCAGAAGATGAAAAAAGAAGAACGTTTGAATTTGTTCTAAAAGCCAAGGCAGCACTAGAAAGCCTTGGAGCAATCGTTCTGGTTGTCAGAGAAGCAATTAATTAATGTGATATTATATAAACTGAATAATCCCAAAAGGAGGAAAAAGAAATGATAGATTTCTTTAGGAATCTATGGGTTGGGGCCACAAGCCAGCAGTCCAAGATTTATCGTGAATGGGATCGTCAACGATCCATGGCAAGAACACCTAATGAATTAGCAGAAATTGACGCAATCTTTTCTCGCAGTCTATAACTTGACTCGTCCACCCTAGAATGATATAATTTTGGGGTGGACGATAAGTTATTAGAGAATAAAATTGACGCTAGAGGAATACCAACTAGAGTATGTATAAATTGTGGATCTGATTTATTTACTGTTCAAGTATGCTTTGATGAAGCATATGAAATTGCTGGCTACTTGCTTGACTGCAAGTGTGCTTACTGTCATACTATGCTTACAGCACCAACACCATTAGACCTAGTAGAAAGTAACTAAATGCAAACCTTTATTCCCTTTGCAGACTTTAATGAGTCTGCATCATCTCTTGACAACAAGCGACTTAATAAGCAATTGCTAGAGGGTCGTCAAATCTATCAGATTATTGCAGAGAATCGTACAACAGGAGGTTGGGTTAATCATCCAGCAGTAAAGATGTGGAGAAACTATGACAATGCGCTTTTTGATTATCTTCTGGCAATCAAGATTGAGTGCAATACTCGGGGTATTGAGACAACAAAGAATTGGGAAGCCATTACTACCATGCATAAGAACAACTGGAATCGTGGTAGTGGCACAGTTCTCCCGCCTTGGTGGAATGATGATAGAGTTCATCTCTCTCATCGTCAAAACCTTTATAATAAGGACAAAGAATACTATGCATTCTTTGTAGAAGATAGTCGTTTATCCGCAGTATCGTGTTGTGAAAAGTGTAGTTATTTTTGGCCAACACATACCTTAGTGTATAATTATGATTTAATAAAATAAAGAAATGAGGAAAAATGTCAGACATAACACTAATTATTGCATCAATTCCAGAAAGAGGAAAACTTTTAGGAAGAGCATTAACATCAGTATCTAAACAAACTCTTCTTCCAACAAAGGTTATCGTATCATATGATATTAATAATGTTGGTGCGCCAAAAACAAGACAAAAGGCATTAGATGATGTATCTACTAATTGGGTAGCATTTTTAGATGATGATGATGAATTACTTCCTACTCATCTAGAAAAATTATTTAATTTTGCAATTGAGACAAACGCAGATTTTGTATTTCCATGGTTTGAAGTTGTTGGAGGAATAGATCCATTTCCATTTTTCTTTGGTAGAGAATTCAAAGGAGATTCACAAACAACTATTACAGTATTAGCAAAAACCTCAGTAATTAGGGCAGTAAATGGTTTCCACTGGAACGATGAGTCAGATGAAACTGATAGTAGTGGAAATAGGGCTGGCGAAGACTTCCATTTGGCATGTAAAGTACTGAATGCTGGATTTAATATAAGACATTTGCCAGAAAAAACTTGGTTGTGGCATCATGATTCAGGGAATACTAGTGGTATGCCAAGTAGAAGAAATAACTCTGCTTTTAAAAATACTGACATATATAATTTAAATGATATATAAAATGAAATAATTTTAATGATGGTATAATAATTATAAATAATGAAAGTAAAATATATATGAAAATTGGAATTATCACTGGTATATATGGATCATATGATCCACTTCGTCCACTTCCAAATAATCATGGTTTTGATGAAGCAATCTGTGTAACAGATGATGAATCTTTAGTTTCACATGGGTGGACAACCATTGTTAATCCATCATCAGAACATCCACGAATGGCATGTAAATATCCTAAAATGCTACCATGGATGTTTTCTGATTGTGATGCTTTCGTATGGCTTGATGCCTCTTTTTCAGTAAATGATTCAAGTCTTAGTAAATTTGTTCGACCACAATTAGAAAAAAATGATTTTATTGTATTTAAACATCCAGAAGATCGTCATTGTATTGTTCAAGAAATGGAATTCTGCTGGTCCTGGGAAAAATACAATAAGTATCCAATGCGTCAACAAGTAGATCATTATTTAAATCAGGGTATGCCAATTAATTATGGATTGTGGGCTGCTGGGATGGTTGGATGGAGAGTTACAGAAGAAGCAAAGAATTTTGGCAATCTTTGGTACAATGAAAATATAAATTGGTCAATACAAGATCAAATTAGTTTACCATTTTTATTGTGGCAACAGAATAAAATTTTTGGTGAATGGGAGTGTCATGAATTTAATAATCCATATATTACCTATCACTGGCACGCAAGAAATGACTAGGAGTTATAATGAATGAATCTTATATTGATCGTTGGAAGCCTTGGTATGGAATTGACGAATCAAACAGGCCATATGGAGACACCTTTACATACTCACTTGGAGAAGAGTTTTTACAAGGATTAGATATTGAAGACTGGGGTTGTGGATATGGGTGGTTTAAAAAAATTCACAAAGGACCATATATTGGCGTAGATGGAACAAAAACGCAATGGAGCGATATTGTTGCTGATTTGCGTGAATATCAAAGCAAAGCAAGTGGAATTTGGATGCGTCATGTGCTTGAGCATAATAAAGATTGGAAAAAGATTCTTGAAAATGCCTGTATCTCTGCTACAGAAAAACTTGTTATTATTACATTTACGCCAGATGGTGATGGTGAGCAGATTGCATTTCTTGATGAATTACAAGTTCCAGACATTGCTATTCCATGGTCAGCAATTGATGATGCATTAACTCATCATAATTTTTCTTTTGAAAAAAATATATATAAAACATCTTCTTTCTATGGTGTAGAAACAGTATGGCTAGCAAAAAAGAAGTAAAATAATAATTAATTTGTTTAAGTATTGCTATCTTGATATATTCCATTTTTTTCTTAAATACACTATATCTTGTGATACAGCATCATTTGTCCACCCAAAATTTGGTGATGATGCTGTAGAAGAATGCTCATGTGTTATCCAAGATTCATTTACACGAATTTGTATTCCTCCATGCTTATGAACACTTTGTGCGATATCATCATCTCCACCCCACCAAATAAAATTTTCATCAATTAATGGTACGCCATGCTTAAAGGCATTTGAAGATATCATCCAACAAAATCCAAGCATACCATAATCTGCAAATGTACCCATAGTTTCTACTACTCCGATACCATTTGGTCTATCTAAACATGGATATGATATCCAATATTTTTCATTTAATTCTAATGAATTAGAAAGACTTGATACTAAATTATCACATATAGAGATATCATCATTAGAAATTAATATATTTGATGGATGTTTTTCTATTGCATAATAAAGCCCATGGTTCCATTGTTGA